ACTGTTACAAGAAATGCAGGAGCAATAAAAGCAATGGGAACACAATTCTTAATTGCAGGAGCAGCAATAGCAGCAGGTTTAGGATTTGCAGTTAAAGCAGCAATGGATTTTGAAAGTCAAATGGCAAAAGTAAACACTATGTTAAAAGCTTCAGAGCAATATTATATGCCTCAATTTTCTACAACATTGAGAGCGTTGGCTGTTGAGTTTGGTCAATCAATGAAAACATTAACAGAGGGTACTTATGATGTTTTGTCAGCTCAGATGGGGGCAGCTAAAGCAATGAAGTTTATGGCTATTGCATCTAAATCAGCTGTTGGTGGTTTTACAGATACAAAAACATCTGTTTCAGCTTTGTTAACTTTAATGAAAACATTTAAAACTCAAATAACTGATGTTACTGATGCTTCAGATTTTTTACATAAAGTAGTTGAAAGAGGAAGGATTACATTTGCAGAATTAGCAAGCACAATTGGTACTACAGCAGCCATGGCATCTCAAGCAGGAATGACAGTAGAAGATTTTGGTGCAGCAATTGCTATTTTAACTAAAGGTGGTTTGGATGCTCAAAAAGCACAAACAGCATTAAGAGGAATACTTCGTTCAGTATTAAAAACTCAAGAAGAAGGAATTGCCGTTGGTAAAGAGTTGGGTGTTGTTTGGGCAGTGGATGCTATAAGAGCTGGTAATTTTACTAAAACTATGCTAAAATTATCTGATGCAAGTATTGAACAATTATCTGCTTTAGCTCCAAATATTAGAGGTTTATTAGGTTTTGCAATTGCTGCTGGAAATGCTGAAGAATCAGTAAAAGATATGGAAGCAATAATGAGAAGGGCTGGCAAAACAGAGGAAACGTTTGAACTAGCTAATGCAACTTTAACCCAACAATTCGAGAGATTAAAAGCAGCAGTAAATAATTCAAGAATAGCTATAGGTGATAAGTTAATCCCTGTTTTAAAAGATTTAATAAAAAACATAATAGATGTAACAGGAAGAATAACTGAGTTTGCGGATGCATACCCCAAACTATTTAAAGGAACTGTTGAGCTTACTGCAAAATTAGCTTTATTTAGTATTACATTAGGAGCTTTATTAATCTTATTACCTAAAATGGCTGCAGCAGTAAAAACTCTTGGTATAGCTATAGCAGTTTTAGCGGCAATTCCTGGTTGGAGAGGAATACTTACATACCTATATACTATGGGTAAAGTATCTGATATAACAAGAGAGGGTATTAAAGCAATTAAAGCTCTTAATTTAGAAAAAGATGTAGAAGCTCATAGAATAGCAACCTTAAATCAAAATTATGAAGTATATAGAGAATTATTAGATGATGCAAGAGAAGGCATAATGTTGATGACAACAGAAGGTTTGGAAGTTCCTGCATCTTTAAGAATGGCTGTTGATATATTAGAAGAAACAATAAAAAAATATAAAGAAGAAAAAGCAACAGTAGAACAATTAACTATTGCATTTGAATCATATATAGCAGCTAAAGAAGGAATTTATACAGTTGGAAAAAAGGAAGAAGAAGGTTTAATAAAAGTAATAAGTTTAAGAGAAAAAGATTATGAATCTTATAGAAAAATAGAAAATTTAAAACACAAAATATCTTTGTTAGGTGTAGACGGAATTGAAAGTGAAAGATTAGCTGAAGAATATAGACATATTAAAGTAATAGAAGATTTAGAAAAAGAGTTTGAAAAGAAAAAAGATATATTAGTTATATTGACTGAATTAGAAAATCAATTACATGATAAAAGAATACAAGATATTAAAGACCAAGAAAACATGACCGTTCAAATGCTCAAAACATTAGAGTCATCTTTTCAATCCACATTCGCGGGAACTTTAAAAGGAGAGATAGCAAGTTTTGGAGATTTCTTTGATAGGGTATTACAATCAATGAGAAGTAAATGGGCAGATTTAATGGGTGAAATGGTTGTTGAATGGATTAAAAGTCGTATAGCAATGGCAACTGCAACCGGTGAAAGTGGAAGCAGTATGTTTGGAAATATATTAAAATTAGTAGGTGGTGTGATGGGATTAGGAAGTGTATCAGCAGCTACTTCAGCTTCAGCAGGTTCATTATTATTACAACCAAGTGGAAACCCATTAGGTTATGCAGGATTAACAGGGGCAGGTTTAGCAGATGGTGGAATGATATCAGCTACTGGATTATATAAGTTACATCAAGGGGAAGAAGTAAAGACAAGAGACCCAGGTGGGAATTCAGGGGTAACTATAATAAATGCTATATCTCCAGATTTAATTACTGCTGCTATGGCTTCAGCACCAGGTCAAAAAATAATAGTAAATGTAATTTCTCAAGATATATTAAAGAATGGAATTACTAGAAAGACAATGAAGGGAGGTGGCGCATAATGGCAGCTGATTTTGTAGATTTTGCACGGGGATTACCATATAGTGAAATAACTGAAATTAAAGTTTTAACAAGTGAGTATGAGAATGGGGTAGTACAAAAAAGAAAAAAATGGCACACAAATAAGAAATCATTTAAAATAGTATTTAAAGTAAATACATTAATTGAAATACAAGCAATAAGAGATTATTTTATAGCAACAGATGGAAGTGTAGATACATTTACATTTACTGAACCATTAAGTAGTACAGCTTATACAGTTAGATTTAAAGATAACTCATTTGAAATAGAAAGACTTCATTTTGGAGTTTACAATTCTTCAGTCATTTTAGAGGAAGATTTATGAGAACTTTAGATTCAACATTTACGCAAGAGAAAAATGCTCAATCAAATGAGCCAGTATTTCTATATACTATTTATGATTATGATGGGGCAAGCACAAATTTATATTATGCAGCTTATTCTCAAAATATAACTTATGATAGTCAAGAATATGTTAGGTTTCCAATAACTCATGAATCAATACCTGAAAGCACTGGTGGTGAGATAGGAAATGTAATAGTAACTTTATCAAATGTATCAAGATTAATCCAAGCATATTTAGAATCTTATGATTTTAGGAGAAAGAAAGTAGTTATAAGACAAGTATGGGCTAATCAATTAGCAGATACAGATGCTTATATGGATGATACTTTTTATATAGATAGTTATACAGCAGACCAAAATAATGTAACATTTACTTTAACTAGTAAGTTCGATATATTAAGTGTCAATCTACCAGCAAGAAAATACTCAAGAAATTATTGTGGATGGAAAACATTAGGTTGTACTGAATGTGGTTATGGAGGAGCAGAAACGGAATGCAATAAAACATTAACAAGATGTAGAGTTTTAGCAAACTCAGGAAGGTTTGGAGGCTTTCCAAGTATCCCCAGTCGAAAATTATGGACAAGTTAACAGAGACAAAAGTAATAGAAAAATATTTGGGGGTTCCTTATTTACATAAAGGAAGAGACTTAACTGGACTCGATTGTTGGGGTTTAATAATTTTAATCTATAAAGATTTAGGAATAGATATATTTGATTTAGATAACTATGAAAAGAATTGGCATTTAAAAGGAGATAACCATTTTATAGAAAATTATTATGATGCTTGGATTAAACATTTAGCACCAATATTTAAAGATATTTTATTATTTAATAGTTCTAAAAATATAACTAATCATGCAGGATTATATTTGAGTAATGGTAAATTTTTACATGGATGTAAAGCAGGAGTAGTTGTTGGTAGATTAAATGGAAAATGGGAAGAAAGATTACAAGGAATATATAGGTATAAAAATGGTTCAGATTAAATTAATACCAAACATATTAGATAAAGAAGGAAGAAAAGAAAGAAAATTAAAATATTTTCGTAGTAAGAAATTATTAAAATATCTTGAAGAATGTAAATTCCCAACTAAAGATATAAAAGTAATTGTATCAGGAAAAGTAGTAACAGATTTAAATACTTTTATAAAAAACAAAGATGAGATAATAGTAATACCTGAAGTAAATACAGACCCTATAACAGGTGCAATAGCATGGAAAGCAATTTTTGCGGCTTTAAAGGTAGTTTTTACAGTTGTTGCAATTGGATACACTATTTACTCAATGCTTTCAAAACCAAGAGCACCTTCATTCTCAGGTATTGGAACTGGAATAGACGAAGGTTCAGCTACTTATGGTTGGGATGGAATAAGAACAATTCAAGAAGTAGGAGTGCCAGTAGCAGTGATTTATGGAGAACACGATTTTGGGGGGAACATAATAAATGCTTATGTAAGAACAGATGGAGATAAAAACTATCTAAATGTTTTATTAGGTGTGGGTGAAGGAGAGATGGAAAGTTTTTCTAATTTAAGAATTAATGGAAACCCTAGTGCTAATTTTGATGATATATCAACAACAACAAAAATGGGAACAAATTCTCAAACAGTAATACCTAATTTTGAAGATGCTCATAATGTCTATTCAGTAAATGTTGTATTAACAAAAGATAATCCTCATGTATATACAACAATTGATTCAGACGTAGAAGCATTTGAAATATATTTACAATTATCTAGTGGTTTATATCAACAAGATACAAGTTCAGGAGCAGTTCAAGAATGGAGTGTTACATATAAAGTAGAATATAAATTACATGCAGACCCAGGTTATACAGATTTAGGTTCAACAACAATAACAGCTAAATCAAGAACTACTGTTAGAAGAATATATAGAAAAGTAGATTTAACAGCAGGACAATATGATATAAGAGTAACAAGAACTTCGGATGATAGTTCATTAGACCCAATAAAACAAGGTGATTTAACTTGGACACAAGCAGATGAAATAAAAACAGATGATTATACTTATCCAAACACTGGTCTATATGCAATAGAAGCTTTAGCAACAGACCAATTAAGTGGTTCAATGCCTAACTTTACATTTACAGTTAAAGGTAAAAAAGTATCAGCACCTTATGTATTAAATGGAAGTGTTCAAGTTGACTGGGAAGATTATTATTGGAATCAAGCAAATACAGAATTTAGATTATTAAGCGATGATACATCTTTAACTTGGGATGGAGCAACTTATGCAGACCAATATTGTGCTAATCCATTATGGTGCACTAAAGATTTAATTATAGCTAATAGATATGGGTTAGGTGAATTTATAGATAGCACATTTATAGACGATGCTTTATTTTTAGAAATGGCTAAATATTGTGAAGAGAAAGTACCAGATGGAGAAGGTGGTTTTGAAAAAAGATTTAGGATGAATGTAGTTTTAGATAGTTCAACAAAAGCATTAGATTTATTAACTCAATTATGTTCCATTTTTAATGGATTACCATTTTATTCAGAAGCAGCTATAAAAATACAGATTGATAAAGAAGAAGATTCAGTTCAATTATTTACAATGGGAAATATAATTAAAGATAGTTTTCAACAATCATGGAAATCACAGAAAGAAGTACCTAACATTTTAGAAGTACAATTTTTAGATAAAGACCAAGATTATAAACAAGAAACAATTGCATATCAAGATTATGCTTCTTTGGCTGCTGGTGACCCAGAAAGAAAACAAACGATAAGAATATTTGCTACTCATATATCTCAAGTAATAAGAACTGCAAGGTATAATATGAAGGTAGCTAAAAATATTAATAGAACATTTTCATTTAGAGTAGGAATAGATGCTTTAGCTTGTCAACCAGCAGATGTGATATCAATACAACATGATGTTCCACAATGGGGTTGGGGAGGAAGAGTTAAAACAGGAAGTACAACTTCATCAGTAGTAGTAGACCAAACATTAACAATAGAAGATGGAAAAAATTATTCAGTACAAGTACAATTTGCAGATGATTCTATAGAAGAAAGAGTAGTAACAAATGTACCTGGAGATGTAACTACATTAACAGTATCAAGTGTATTTAGTTCAGCACCAACAAAATTTGATAAATTCACTTTTGGAGAAACTAATTCAATTGAAAAGAAAGCAAGAATATTCTCAATGGATAGAGCAAGTAATAATGAAGCAGAAATAAGTTGTGCAGAATATATTACTTCAGTATATGATGATAGTGATATAGTAAAACCAGTAAGTAATTTTTCAGCATTAACTTTAGTTCCACCAGCAGTAAGTGCTTTAAATTTAACAGAAGCTTTAGTTAAATTACCAGATGGAACAATAGAAGATGCAATAGATGTTTGGTGGGATAAACCAACACAAACTAATTATGTAAAAACATATGAAAGAGGAAGGATATATTTATCAGAAGATAATATTAATTGGAGAAAAGTAGGAGAAGCAACTGGTTATCATTATAGAATAGTAGGAGATTTAGTAGATAAAGAAACATATTATGTAAAGGTAGTAACAGTAACAGCAGATGGAGAAGAAGGAACTTTAAATTCAGCACCAAGTTCTGAAATTACTATGATAGGTAAATCAGCATCACCGTCAGATGTAGCAACATTTATTGTTAAACAAAGTAGAGACAGGTTAACTGCTGGTTGGTCTAAAATATCTGATGTTGATGTTCGGGGTTATGAAATAAGACATGGAGCAGATTGGGATAGTGGAGAGTTTGTAGTTTTTGTAGAAGGAGATAAATTTATAACTACTAATTTTAGAACGGGTTCTTCACAAAGTTATTGGATTAAAGCATTAGATACTTCTGAAAATTATTCTGAAAATGCTACTGAAGCAACTTTAACAGTAGATATAATACCATTTAGAAATATAGTAAATAATTATTCAGAACAAACAGCTTGGACTGGTTCAAAAAGTAATACAGAAGTAGATGGAGATAATTTAATAATATCGTCAGGACAATTATCTGGAACTTATATTACAGCAGAACAAGATATTGGATATGTTGCTACATTCCAAATAGCAACTGAAATAATAACTGCAATAACTCAAGGAACAAAATATGATAGTGATGCAGGTGCAAAATATGATGATGATGCAACTACAAGATATACAGGTTCAGAAGCACCAGGTAGTTGGAGTTTAGAAATAAGAACATCAGAAGATGATATTACTTGGACAAGTTATGAAACTTGGGAAGCGGGTGATTATAAATGTAGATATTTTCAATTAAGATTAACATTAACAAGAGAATCAACAGAAACATCTTTGATATGTTCTAAATTTGATTATTTTGCAGATTTACCTGATGTTGATGATTTTGGAACTGGAGAAGTAACTGATGTAAGTGCAGGAGATGATATTTCATTTGCAAAAACATATCATGAAACTCCTGTAGTGGCAATTGAAATAGATAGTGGGGAAGCATCTTTTTGGAAAGCAACAAGTATAGATACAACTGGATTTACTGTTCATTTATATGATGCGGCAGGTGCATCAAGATTAGGAACATTTAGTTGGAAATCACATGGGATTTAAATTATGGCAAGTAACTTATTAAATTTAATTAATGATGGTTCATTTGAATTAGCAAGTCCACCTTCA